ATTTTCATCGTATAATTCCTCCATTTAAATTAATCCTGTAATAGAAACAACGGTTGCTGTGTCAGTAATTGAACCCGCTGCACCATTAGTCATGGAAAACGCAATTTGAGAATAACTTGCAAATGTCATGACATCGCCTGAAATCGTAAAGCTCATAGCCGAAAGCCACATGTTTGAAGCGGTTGAATACGATCCGTTTCCGGTAATTCTATTTCCGTTTTTCCAGAGAAGCCACGGCGTTGCGCTTCCGCTCGGGTGCATTAAAAAGAGATTGTATTTTGAAGCACCAGGCACATTAACGCTGTTTCCGGGGGTTAAACTCAAGCCAGATGCAAGCATTTTTCCTATTTCAAGATTTCCTCTTGCTTCTGTCGGTGAGCTTAGTCCTGCAAGCGCCTTTGAAAATATGTCTAAAATACGCATTGCAGAATTGAAGTCTTCCATTTGTGGTGGATCTGATAAGATCCACTGCGGAAGATTTAGGTTTTCCGTTGTTCCTGAATAACTCATATCGTGTTTTCCTTTCAAACAATAGAATGCCGTACTACAATGGTAAGCGCAAACTCTCCCATTGGATTTGACGAGGATTTATCAATTCCGAGCGGAAACTCTTCAATCACTCTGTTTTCTCCCGTAACAGGATCCGTAGAACGAAACCATCCTGAAGAAATATATTTTTTCAACGCATTTGGAAGTACATAGTATGTTGCTGTGATGGAGTCCTGTGTTGTGATCGGATCGGACTGCAAAGAAATAAAATCTGTTGCTTCTGTACCGTTTTCCAGAAGTGTTACAAACATTCCCTGATCAACTACGTTTAACAGTATGGTATCGTTTGCAGTTCCGTTTCCTGTCAGGAGATTAATTATTTTTTCCTTTGCCCATGGCAACAAATAGTTTCCCAACGTCTCCCACCTCAATTCTAAGTTTTCAAAGCTTCCCCATGATGAAATATTTTGTTGGAATAAAATCCACGAAGAATACGCCGCTTCCAATAGTGCCCACGTAAATACCGTGCCACTTCCAGTTGTGTATGCTGATATTTGAGTTTGAATCGATATATCGTCTTTAATGAAAATACCGTCCGCAGCTTCGTAATCACCTCCGAAAGAAAAAGTGATTTTCTTCGGGGTGTAGTACAACGTCAAAAATTTATCCCGATAATGAATGTTTGACGCTTCCACTTCGGTCTCCCATAGGATGGAGTCGTTTTCAAGAACAGTTGTTGCTGTAGTTGCTGTGATAAAAAACATTTCCGTGATCCCGTAGTATGGCAAGTTTATAAAGACGTTTTGTCCTACTTCCCAGCCCGGTGTTAAGGATTTAAATTTTATTGTATGCGCCCGTTTGGCATTGTTCTTTAAAAAGGCATCCGCTGTTAAAGCCGCATCGCTGAAATTGGTCAGATTCCTATCCTCATAAAGATATTCCACAATTCCAGAACCGCCGCGCTGGTTTTTGATTTCCTCTGCGAGGGCGTTATCTACCAGACGTACATATACATTTACGACAAAAGATGAGGAAATTGAAATAAATCCTTGCTTTGTGTTTGTGTCAAGCCAGGTATACCCGTCTTTCATTTCAATTTCGTTTCCGCCATATGAGGTGAGCGCCTGATAGTTTGCATCATCGTCATGCAATCCCTTAAATCCAACCCGTACTTGAGATGGAACGCCAGCCGGAAGCCCAGTGGAACAAACTTGCGCAATCGTTCCGGATATGGATGCAATCGGATATTTGCTTGTGATTACTGTGCTTGATGTCCGTTCCCATACGCCGTCTACCGGAAAAAGATCCGTATATCCTGATGAAGCAATTCCAGAACGAACAGGCGCAGAACTGCCTTCTCCTCCGACGACACGAACGGCAGAATACAAAGTGTATCCGTCCCGTTCAACCTCTACACCGTATGCAGAACTGTTTCTGTCGATAATCTCCGGAGCAGAGTTGTCTGCGCTTTTCGCCTTAAAAAGAAACTCTCGTGTATTGGTAATCCTCCAATATGCACCGCAGACGTCCGATAAGGTGTTAAGCACATCATATAATTTTTGTCCCCATAGATAGGATGGCTCTTCAAGAATCACGTTGTCGAATCGGTCAACCTCTAAAATAGAGATTCCCTGTGCTTCAATCCGATAATTCAGACCGTAAAATTCTCCAAAATCAGCGCTGTACCATGCATCCGAAGGATGATTTCCAAGCAAAATTTGTGTTACACTTGCACCCTCCGGAAAGCCTAAGTCTGCAAAAACTGTGCTCATAAAATCTGCATTTGATGCAATTGTCAGATCATAGACACGAAATACCAAATCAATATTATCTATCGCCCGCTGTTTTGCAGAGAGGATCGTACCCGAGAAAATATAGCTCCCCCTTTCTTTGATTTCGATGTAATCAAATTCTTTTAATGGCGCCTGTGATATAGGGATCTCCACAGAAAGCGCGGAAGAGGTAACCCGCGCCTCCGTGGTGGAGAGCGATCCACCTATCATAGGGGAAATGTCGTTACGCAGATTTCCGTTGATATATATTTCCATTTACTTAAACCTCCGAGTCATAACATCGTCATACTGATGCCGCGTAACGTTGTCGGAAATCAGTTTTCCGTCCAAATACACTGGGGTCTGTACGACAACGCCGTCTCCACCTTCAGCAACGTATCTGGATGAAACGCCTTTTCCGTTTGCAAGATCAAACAGCGTCTTTTGCTGTGCCTGTGTTAGAACCATCTCCCCGTCTTTTAACAAGGCGGTTCCTTCTCCGGTTTTAAAGTCTACAATTCCGCCGGCATGAAAGCGAGGGAGTGTAACGGTAGGAATCAGAGAGATTGCAGGAATGCCTATTGCTCCGGTAATGGCGTTAATACCCTGGATTAGAAGGTTTATAATCCAGATTGCTCCGTTGATAACGGCCTCTACAATTGTGGGGATCAGATTGAAAATGCCTTTAAAAATACCGACGATTCCGTTCCATGCCTGTTCCCAGTTGCCGGTAAAAACACCAACCACAAAGTCAATTACACTTCCGAGGATGTCCATCAACCCCTCAATTACCGGCATTACTGCCTCAATTGCAGATCCGAGAACCCCGCCTATTAACTCTCCAAGTGTTTTTATAATAGGAGAAAGCGCGTCAAACAGAGGAGCAAGAGCACTCAACAATTCTGAAAGTGGAGGAAGTAACGCGTCAACAAGCTGCATCAAAGGCTCTAAAAGCAGAGTTAAAAGATCCAGCAAAGGTGGAAGAATTGCGTCTAAAATATCGATAAGCGGTGTGATTAAAGTGGAAAGCAGGTCAATAAATACCGGAAGAACCATTTCGATGATTTGCATCAAAGGTTCCAAAATGTGTTGAAACAGCTCAATCAGCGGAGGCATGATCTCTGCAATCAATGCAGCTAATGGTTCCATAAGCTGAGTAAACAGATCTAAAAACACCGGAAGGATTGCATCGACAAGCTGCATCAGCGGTTCGAGAAATTGTGAAAACGCATCTATCAGAACCGGCAGATTTTCCTCCAAGGCAGGTAGTATATTCTGGATAACCTCATCCAGAAGAGGAATCAGTGCTTCACCGAGAGGGATTAGAAGAACCTCTACCGAGCGCCCAAGCCCTTCCAACATGGATCCAAGGTCATCATATTTGACCTCTTTCATCTTTTCCAGATCTTCAGATGCGGCGTATGCTCCGGTTTCTATATTGGCAAGCTGTGTTACAACATCTGGACCAAGATCTTCCCACATGGTTCCAAAAAGATCCACGCCTGCCGTGCTTTGCGCAATTGGATCCTCCATGCTTGCGATGGCGGAAATTGTTTGATCAAAGGCTTCCTTTGCAGAATCTCCTCCAGCGGCAAATTTTCTGGACATCTCGTCAGCATTTAAACCGATAAGCCCAAAACCTTCCGCAGTTGTATCTGATCCGTCAATAACACGGATAGACATTTCCTTAACGGCGTCTCCGATTTTATCCAGATTCCAAGCTCCGGTTTCCGCGCCTTTCTCCATGATTTTGAACATATCATCAGCGTCAAGTCCGACTTTTGCAAACTGCACGGAATATTCTGAAATGCTGTCAAGTAATTCTCCGGAATAGTCAAGTCCATTTTGTGCCCCGGAAGCGATCAAAGCCATTGCCTTGTCACCTTCAACCCCAAATTGATTCATCATGGCGCTTGCCGCACGCACAGATTCGTTTACATCATATCCAAATGTATCACGCAGGGTAAACGCGGACTCTGTAATATTTTGAAGGGACGCCTGGTCAAGATCTCCCATCTGCTGTTTAACGGTAGACATCGCATCCGCAATATCTTCAAAGGAATCCCCGTAATTATTAGCATAGATGCTTTTTAGTGTATCCTCATAATCTTCCAGCGCTTCCTCACTGGTATCGGTGGACGCTGCAAATTGATTCATTGCCTGGTCAAGACTTACCGCTCCAGTTAAAGCCTTTGTGCCAACTGCTACCGCAGCGCTACCAACTGCGACAAAAGCAGTTCCTACAGCCTTTCCAACTTTTCCCGCAGCTGCTCCGAATTTTCCAAGCTTAGAGCTTGCTGTTTTTTCCGCAGCATTTAAATCTTGATCAAGATTACTGTCATCTCCTCTAATTTCATAAATGATCTCACCATCTGCCAAAACGATCACCTCTTTTGCAGTGACGTTATCGGCACATCATGGCACTACTTAACGCTTTTTTTATTTGGTATATAAATTTCAAAATCTTTTTTACAGTTGCGCCCTTTACAGCGCACCCAAATACCGCGGCTGTATGCACCTGGCGCAATTCTAATTGGCATAACATAACCGCAGTATGGACATTTTACCTGTATCATTTTGCCAGTCCCTCCAGCATCAGAACCATAGAGCGGAGCCCCTTCGCATACTGTTCTTCCTGTTCCTCTTGCGTATATTTAATCCGGTACAATGCTTTCAGGCGCGCAAGATTTCGACGTTCTTCCGCGTTATATTTTGTCGGCATTGGAATCGGTCTTGCGCGAATAGAAATGATCTGCATAATTCTGGTGTCATCAGACAACCCTCCAAATAGCTGTACAAACTTCCACCAGTGTAACTCCCGATCTTTACCGAACAAATCAATTCCATAGCACTGCCAAAATCCAGCATAAATATATGCCGCATCCTGTTCAAAATCAAACGTGCGCGGGCCATCAGTTTTTTGCGCTCCTGTGTCTACAAAATTTTTAAAAACGGCCTCATATAATTCGACTCGTCTTTTCTGTGATAAAAACCGCAGGGCGGCCCGGTTCCTGATCAGAATGAAAAGGCACAGATCCAGTTTTTCATAATCATACAGAGAGGAATCAGATAACACCTGATAGCATTGCAGAACCCTGTAAAACCCAGTTCGCAGCCGAAACTTCATGCACCCTACTTTCACACTGTAAACAAGCGGATCATAAAGATTTTGTTTCATCTGAACCGACGCTTTATTTGCTGTTTTCTGGCTTTTGCTACCTGTTGAAGCGAGGGTGAAACGGAAGTCTGGATATACGGGAACAGGTCCGCACACATCGCAGTGTAGTCTCCGTCATAAAATCGATCAATTTTTTCAACGTTTTCCTTTCCCAACAGCGTTTCAAATATTTCCACTGTGACCTTTCCAACAGCTTCCAGAATTTGAGTTGACATAGGATCTTTCTGTCGCTCTTTTTCCAAATTAATCAGCCGGATTTGTAGTGCCCGAAACTTTTGCAGAAGCACAGGAGAAATATCAATTGTAATATTCAGGATTTGGCTGTTCCCATTCTCGTCTTTTAATTCGAGCCGATCTGTAAAAACCTTCTTTTTTTCAAGTGTATACATAGCTACCTCCTAAAAGAAAAGAGGGGCAAATGCCCCTCTATACGTTAAGAAATCGTCGGTTTTCCGTCGAATCGAAGTTCGAAGGAAATTGCGCTGTCGTCGGTAGAAGCACCAGAAAATTCCTGAATGTTGCAGATCGTGCAGTTGCATGAAATCGTCTTTTCTGTCGATCCTTCTGTATATGCAATTTTCAGCTTGCTTTGCCGGTCTGTGTCAAGACTGTATTTTTTTCCAAAAATAAAATCTTGAGCAGTGTCTCCCATAACGCGGCGCCCGGTAAATGTATAAGCAGGCGCCATGCCTGTAACGTGGTTTGTAGCAAAACCCTTGTCCTTCAGGAAGAAAAACTGTTGCACAACTTCGTTCAATGCTTCCGCGATATTATCAATCCCGTCAGCTAATTCCGAGTACACCTCGGCTTCCGAAGATCCAGACGTTAGAATGGACGCTTCTATCCCGTATGTCGTAAAAAGTTTTCCCATGTTTTAATCACCTCGTAAAAAAAATCGTACTCTAAGGCTTGAACCATAGAGCCATTGGCTGTTTGCTTCACGTCCGATATAGATCGGAGCTCCGAGTGTGGAAATATTTGTGATTTGAAAGTTCTCCGCTTCAGGATATCTTTTCCGCCTTGTCAGCACTCTGTGAACTTCTCCCAAAGCAGCCGATACGGATTTTTGATCACAGTGCTTTCCATTTAACACTGCAGTCATAGTTACTATCGCGTTTTTGTTCATAAATTCATTAAGAGAAGAAGCACTCCAAGCAATAGAGATTCCGTTATCCGGAGGCATAGACCCAATTACAATATCAGAGTATGTCTGTGCAGCGTCAGCAAGTTCACAAATAGCCTCCAATACATCATCGTATACGCTCATCGACTCATCCCTTCCGAAAACAAAACTTGAGCTTGTTTATTCCACTTCTCTCCGTCTGCCGCATGCGCCTTTTCGCACCACATTAAAGATGCATCCGGGTTTACATCTTTTGACGGTATTCCGGTGTAATAAACCCTTTTAGCATATGGCGTTTCCCATACTAAAACACCGTTATCCAGATCACTGTGCGAATAGCTTGACGAGATTAAAGCACCCTGATCCTGTCTGCAATATTTATTGCAATCTTTTAGGATTTCTCCGGAAAGCATTGGCAACCCGGCTCCCCAAGCTGTCTGAATCCGTTTCCGGATCGCGTTTCGGTCGCTTTTTATTGTTACTCCCATCAGCACAACCCCACTTCATAGTGATGCAGACGACCGTCATCATACAGCGGTTCTATCGAAACAATCCTGTAATCATTTTTTGAAAACGTTATTCTCTGGCCTTCTGTAAACACTGTGTTTTTAGGCTGACTGCTCCGACAATCGAAAAAAAGAACAGCAGAAAGTTGCCTTTCAACGTTATCCTTCCCGATCACAATTTTAGAAGAAGGTTCTACCCGTACATTTGTCAAAGCAACAGATTGTTTTTCTGTTTCATTCTGCCAGCGATCCGAATCCATTTGACGCAGAACCGCAGAGTGAATCAACAACCGACGCGGAATAGGTGACGTCATAGATTGCACCCCCGATACCAGGCATTAATGAACACGATATACATGGAAATCAGAGGAGACGTGTCAAGCGATAAAATAGAAGTGTCATTAGACGATGGTCCACTATAAGAAAACTTCCCGATGGTTGCACCGCTGTAGCGTGCGTCATTGACACAGGAAATACCGCCTTGTGCATCTATATACTGAACCTGATATGCGGTTGCGGCTTTTACCCGATCCGCAATTTCCTCCGGCGGAGAGTCTCCGATCTGGTAAAGGCAAAGCGCGTTTACCAAACTGGAAGCATATTGTTCCAAAGTAGTGAAATTAGAGGGCGCGGTGTCCGCGCCCGTAATTTGAATATACTCATTTTCGGAAATGTACACCGCGCTCACCTCCTATACACATTTTTAGCCACCGGAAGCGGCCTTTTTCTTGATCAGAACCGCAGCCGCTTTCGTGATCTTGTGCGCATAGATCTTGCGGCCTTGAATCGCGGAAGCGCCAATATACTTGCCGGAGCCATTAAGATCCTGCAAATGAACATCTACACTCCATTCATTTACGCGGGTACACCAATCCGGATGGCCGACGATATATTCTGTGGTAGCGGAAAGTGTTGCATCCTCATAGATCAGGAATCCGGCAATCTGTCCAAGCGCGCCGCTCTGTTTCACTGCGTCTCCAAGATCGGAAGCCGAAATAAATTCTGGGCTTTTCAGAATAAGTGCAAATACATCCGGATGAACCAGTGCCCATCGCTTCCCATCATTCGGAATTTTACTTTTTGAGAGCTGAGTCCGGGCATCTACAAGAGATTCATACACCGTGGATTTAGTAAGCGCAGTAGTCGTTCCGAAAGTGGTGGCGTTTGTCTCCAACTCCGTGGTGGCATCGGTATCCACCTGCAGTGCAAGTGAATACCCAGCACTGTCCAGGCGATCCGCAACGATACCGTCCGGGACCGCTGCCGCGTCGTATCCGTCTACAATTTCATTTACCGCGTAATCCTTATTGATTGTTACGGTAAGGTAAGACGTCGCTCCGGAAGTTGCTGTGGCTCCGGACGCTTTGTCATATGCGGACACGGTGACCTCAGTATCACGTACCGGAACCTTTACCGCTCCGGCTTTTGGATTTCCTTCATATCGGTTATTAAAAATGACTCCATCCTTTTTTACAAGGGTATAACGCAGTTTTGCGTCAACAAGATTAGAATATCTGTCCTGCAATGTATGTGCCATGCTGCACACTCCTTTACTTTAATTTAATTTCTGGATTTAGCTTTGAAAAAGCCGCCTCTACTCCGGATGTTTCTCGGTGTGGCATCCCGTTTTCAAGAGAAGCTCCCCATGCACCCGGTTTTTTAAACAGATACGGCTTTTCCTTCTGTAAGGTCTCCAGCGACTCTTTGACTCCGGAAACGGTTCCTTCTGCGTCAATTCTTACATTTTCTCGGTTCATAAGAAGCAAGGCGGCATCTGCATCCAAAAGGCCCATTGATGCACCAATGCTTTTTGTTTCAGCTGAAATCAAAAGATTATTTGCTTTTTGAATCTGCTGATCAATAATCCGCTGCTGTTCCGGTGGAAGTTGCGCGGCCCTCTTAGCCTTCTCTGCTTCGAGAATCTGTGCAATTTCAGCATCTGTCATGCCGTACTGTTCTGCCATGGATTTTACAATCCCGGTTTCAACACGCTTATTTCGACTGTCCAACGCATTCATCAGCGCGTCCGCAATTGCCTCCGGGGTTGCATTATTCTGTTGAGAAGAAAGTGCGTTCTGAGCTGTAGTTTCGGTCTGCTGGCTGTCAAGGTTTTCAATGTTCTCCATAAAGAGGTGCCTCCTGTTTTAAGTCTGTCTGACTATTTGTGTCCTGTTTATTGCCCGGCGGCATTCCATGCACAGTTTTAAGCCATAAGCATGTTTTGGGCATGAAAAAAGCAGCCTTTTTTGGCTGCCTGCTCCTGATTTTAAAAACGAAAAAACCGCCTGAGTCCAAAGCGGCGGTTTAATCAAATTCGATTTTATCACAAATTTCCTTCAAAGGCTTTCCTGCAATAAACGGTATGTTCATCGCGTCCTCAACATTTTGAAATGTGCGCTCCGAATCTCCATATGATATAGAAATATCCGTCCTTGAAAATGGACAAATAGATCCTTCCACGCCAAGGTATTCGAAGGTAATGTCCTGCGTTAACCCGTTTATCCAGTTTTGTAATTCTTTTGCGCTCATAATATGTCTGCATGCTCCTTTCTTTCCAGTTCTGTCAATTCCCTTGTGTGCCGTCCAATAATTTTCCCATCCTTCCAAATGATATCATGTGCGTGTTCTCCGTGTTTCCCAAAAGGATGGCGCTTTGGATTTGAATGTG